TCAGATGTTGAAAGGCGATGAAGTTAATCTGGGTTACGCAGAACCTTATAGGAACTTTATATACATAGATGATATGCTTGAAGCGTGGACAACGATTGTAAACGCACCTAAAAAATGTAGGGGTAAACTGTTTACGCTAGGTCCCGATGAACCTATTAAGATTCGAGACTATGCAGATATGATAGCAGAAAAAATGAATTGGTCCGGGACAATCAATTGGGATACGAAACCAAAACGTCCAGGTGAAATTTATTGGTTAAACAGTAATGGAAAGTTGCTGAAAGAAACTACAGGATGGGAACCAAAGGTCAGTCTTTCTGATGGCCTAGATAGAACTATAGAGTTTTGGCGGAGTAATGTCTAAAAAGAATTTATATCTTTTTCAACCTCAATACACGATGAATTTCCAGGGAACAACACAGAACTGGTTACCATATAGTGTTGGTTGTCTGTGGGCATATGCTATGCAACATGACTTTGTAACCGACAATTACAATCTTGATGGACTCTTTTTTGCTAGAGACAAACTTTCAGAGGTTATGAAAAAAATTAAAGACCCTGCTGTTGTAGGGTTTAGTACATATGTTTGGAACGAACAATACAATTTACATATGGCGCATGAGATTAAGAAAAAATATCCTGACTGTATAATTTTCTTTGGCGGCCCACAAGTAAACAGGCAGGACTTATTTGATTATCCTTGGATTGATATTGTAATGTTAAGTGAGGGTGAAAAACAATTTACACAACTACTTAAGGATATACATGAGGGTAAAGATCTAGAAAATGTTTATGTCGGACAACGTATCACAGATCTAAGTGAATTACCTAGCCCATTTACAACAGGTGTGTTTGATAAAATTATTGCAGATAATCCTCATATTCTATGGCAAACGCCCTTTGAAACCTCGAGAGGATGTCCTTTCTCCTGCACATTTTGTGATTGGGGTAGCTTAACATATTCTAAGGTCAAGCAGTTTGCGTTTGAAAGACTTGAAGAAGAAATACTATGGATTAAAAATAATCCTATTGCCTATATTTTTATGGCGGATGCTAACTTTGGTATATTCAAAGACAGAGATGTTGAACTAGCAAAAATGTTTCATAAACATTTAGATGATAGTCGCTTGGATAAGATTAATATTCAGTTTGCAAAAAATAGTAATGACCATGTAATACAAATCGGACAGGCATTAGGAAGACTAGGTAAGGGTATTACACTTAGCCAGCAGAGTATGAGTGAAACAACTCTTGAGGAGATTAAAAGGAAAAACCTAGATATCAATAAACTCGGTGAGATGTTAGAAAAAACTGAGGCAGCTGACCTTGATGCGTATAGTGAAATGATTATTGGATTGCCAGGAGAAACACTTGAATCCTGGAAGGACGGTATGGGTGAAATACTTGAAGCAGGCCAACATAACTGTGTAGAAGTTTGGTATGCACAAACACTAAAAAACAGTGAAATGTCGTCAAAGGAATCAAGAGAAAAATATGACATTAAGACTGTTCTAGTTAAGGACTATATCTTTTTGTATAATGATCCTGATGATATTCCTGAGTATGTAGAAGTTGTATGTGCTACAAAAGATATGTCTACACCTGAAATGGTTGAGGCATACATGTATTCCTGGATGATAGTTAGATTCCATGTGTATGGTTATACCTATGTGTTGTCAAGGTATGCAAGAAAAAAAGGTATTAGTTATCGAGAGTTCTATGATAAAGTCTTTGAAAAAATTAAAGAGACAGAACATATTGACGAACACTTCCAATCTATCAGAAGAAGTGTTTCTAAATATCTTACTGAGGATCAAGCAGGTAAGGATGCAGGTAAAGGCTGGTTTAAATTGCGTAAGAATTTACCTGAACATAGACAGGAATCTGTTGCGGAGAAGAAAGAAGAAAGAGCCTTTATGTCACCTACATTGGAAGAACGTGCTAAAGGTAAGTCTAACATAGCTCGTGCAAGAGCAGAGGGTAGATATGAACAAGAAAAAAAGGAAAACGACCCTCAAATTCTCACTGCCATGAATGAAGTTATTAAGCAGGATAAGTTAAAAAAGAATAAAAAAGATAAGAAGGAAGAGGAATCTAATGAAACAGTCATGGAAACAGAATCTGCACATTCTTGGCTTTATCAGAAAGAGACAGATTTTGTTGACCATAAACTAGAAATTTATGACATTGCTTGGAGAACATTATTGGAATTTCTTCCTGATACACACACAAGTATTATGGAAATGCAAAAGGCCTATATGTTTGATCCTAGCCATAACTATCCATTTACAGTCAGAGGCAAAATGGATTTTATTACATTTGAAGAAACACATAATATGAATGAATACAAAGTTGAATCTAATATGACTGCCATTGGCGGGACATATGACAATAGACGAAACAGACACCCGGCAAAAAATACACTAATTAATTTAAAACAAACGGAGGACGCCCATGGCGAAGAAATTGAACTTACAGGATGAACGAGATTATTTCAAACCTTTTAATTATCCTTGGGCGTATGAAGCATGGTTAAAACATGAACAGTCACATTGGCTACATACAGAAGTTCCTATGGCAGAAGATGTTAAGGACTGGAAAAATAAGTTGTCAAAGGCAGAACAAGCATTTTTGACAAACATCTTTCGTTTCTTTACACAAGGTGATATTGATGTAGCAGGTGGTTATGTTACAAATTATCTGCCTTACTTCCCACAACCGGAAGTTCGTATGATGCTGTCTGGATTTGCCGCTAGAGAAGCGTTGCATGTCGCCGCATATTCACATCTCATTGAAACACTAGGCATGCCTGAAAGCACTTACAATGAGTTTTTAGAGTATCAAGCAATGGCAGATAAACACGAATACTTTATGGATTTGTCCAGTAAGAATGGGACTAAGGAATCAGTAGCCACAAACATCGCCGCCTTTTCTGCATTTACAGAAGGTATGCAATTGTTTTCATCCTTCATTATGTTGCTGAACTTCCCACGCCACGGTAAAATGAAAGGCATGGGTCAGATTGTAACCTGGTCTATTGTTGATGAAACAATGCACGCCGAAAGCATGATTAAACTATTCCGAACCTATGTAGAAGAAAATATAGAGATTTGGAATGACGAACTTAAAAGTAATATCTATACCATTGCAGAAAAAATGGTAGAGCTTGAGGATAAGTTTATTGACCTTGCGTTTGCTATGGGTGATATGGAAAACCTTACGCCCGAGGATGTAAAGAAATATATTCGTTACATTGCGGACAGACGTCTTATCAGTCTAGGTATGAAGGGTATCTTTAAGGTCAAAAAGAATCCATTGCTTTGGGTAGAAGAAATGATTAATGCACCTACACATACAAACTTTTTTGAAAACAGAGCAACGGACTATGCCCGTGGTGCATTATCAGGTGACTGGCAAGATGTGTGGGGTTCAGCCGCCTAATGAAACCTAGGCTGGAGTGCATTTCCTGTGACGCAATGTTCAGTGTGCAACACGATATGGACAACCATTATTATCGTGTTGCATACTGTCCTTTTTGTGGTAGTGAAGTCGAACAGGAAGAAGAATTGGAATTTGACGATATAGATGACGAATAATGAGAAATATTGTGTAGCACCCTTTGTTTCTTTGCAAATGAACAGTGATGATAGTGATAGTCTTTGTTGTCCCGCACACAACAATCACCCTAAACTTTCAGGAAACACTATATTAGAAAGATTTGGCAGTCCAGAAGCACATGCTGTACGGCAAACAATATTGGATGGCACATACAAATACTGTAAGGATACCTGTCCTTTTTTAGTATCATATAGGCAATCAGGAAAGTCTAATGATATGTTTAGGGACAGAGAAATATTGGATGTTATTGTAAACAATACAGATCCTATACACGTTGTATCTGCAGAGGATAGAACATGTAATTTAGCATGTCCTTCTTGTCGAAAAGACTTTGTTCTTAACTCTGAAAGTGATAGGGATATTGAAAAGGAAATTAAAGAAGTTTCACAAAATTTAAGGAGATTTACCACGTCTGGTTCCGGTGACCCACTTTACAATAAAAAAACACTTAACTTTCTAAAAAACATAAAACTGGAGGATTATCCTAATTTAGAAGTAGTTGAAATATGGACAAACGGTATTCTTCTAAACAAGGAAACTTATGACTCTATCAAGCACTTGCCTTTAAAACTACAAATTTCCATTGATGCCGCGTATGAGGAAACATATAACATAGTTAGACGAGGCGGTGCTTGGAATGTTCTTATGCGTAATCTACAATTTCTTAACACATCAGATCTCAAATCTATTCTCTTGTCCTGTCTTGTGCAGAAACAAAATGAAAATGAAATTGTAGACTTCTATGGACTAATGGAACGTATTTTTACAAATACTGAAACACAATATTATTTCTTTACAATAGAAAATTGGCATATGTCAGATGACACATACAAAGAACATTTGCCTAACCCTATTGCATTAGAAAAAATTAAACAGGAGTTGTCTGAACATATTGTAAGTGGGAAAATAACGTGTAATTTATAGCCATAAATAGTGTATGGCAAAACGGAAACCTAAAGAGAAACAGGTTCACCGAGTTTATTGCACATACTTTCCGAATGGTGACTATTACATAGGCTATTCGGGTAAGAAGCAGAAACTGTATGAAAAGTATTTTGGCTCATCTAAGTATGTGCTAGAATATGAAGGTGAATTGACAAAAGAAACTATTGCAGAGTTTGAGAAAAAATCTCATGCTAAGATGCAGGAGTTTTTGTTGCAGTGGCAACAACGTCACGATAAACGTTGTCTAAATTCAATGCTCAATATTAGGTTAAACAAGGAACCACTGGCAGACTTTGAGCCAGTAGAATGGGAGCCAAAATCATGGGATATGTAGCATTACTATTTGCATCTGCTTTGGGTGTATCTGCGGTTGCAGGTTATTTTTCTATTGTGGGTTTGATGGCAATTTTTCCCGCCGCCGCAATGTCTATTCTTGCTATGGGCATAGTCCTAGAGATCGCTAAACTGGTTACTGCCTCATGGTTATATCAAAATTGGGAACGTGCTAATCTATTGATGAAGGCATATTTTGTTCCCGCAGTAGTTATCTTATCTATTATTACATCTATGGGTATTTTCGGATTCCTATCTAAGGCACATATTGACCAGGGAGTTGAAAGTGGTGATGCAACAGCAAAAATTGAACGGATTGACAATCGCATTAGGGCCAACGATCGTGAGATTGCGCGGGCGCAAAAGACGTTGGACGGGTTTGATGCAACGCTTGATAGATACACAGAGCTGGGATATGTTACTCGTGGCCTTGATGAAAGGCGAGAGCAAGCCCCGGAACGTGAAGCAATGCGTAATATCATCAAGGAAGCAGAAAAAGAAAACGATACGCTATATGACGAAAGGTCGGAACTATCAGCCGAGGTCAGGGCGTTTGAAGTTGAGGTCGGTCCTATCAAATACATCGCGGATCTCATTTACGAGGACGGCAGGGAGAACCTTGAAGAGGCGGTAAGAGCAGTAATTATTATGCTTGTGTTGGTGTTTGACCCGCTTGCTATTCTGCTTGTTGTTGCGGCTAATATGCAACTCAACTATGCTACAGGTAGGCGTATCGAGTTTATGTCACTTGATGACGTTGCAACAGAAACAGCCGAAGAACTTATTGCACCTGAACCTGAAGAAGCACCTACAGAACAAATAGAAGTAGTTGAACAGGTCATGGCAGAAGATAAGGAATTGCTTACAAAGATTGGTGATGGTGACACACTTAATCCTGCTGAAAGAAAACGTTTTACAGATTTAGAATGGTTGATTGATAAAAAGCGTAAAAAGTAAATGTTCGTAGAAAAATATCCTTTTATAGAGATGGGTGACTATCTTACTAATACAGTTGCACCTAAAATATTTCACCAACTTGATTATGATCTTGATACAAACAAAACCATATTACATATGGCGATGTGGCCATGTCATTTTGATACACAAGACTTCTTCACGCAATTTACTGACGAACACATAAAATTATTACAGGATGGGCAGGCTATTCTGTATATAGAATTTATGAGCGACCCTCACCAAAAACAAGAGCAGATTGACACGATTAGAAAGTTATGTGAAAGAAGGAATATAGATTGTAACTTGGTAATTATGCTTGTCAGTAATCCTAATCTAACAGATCCTGATATAAAATTTATCTATGAGTATAATACAGGCACACAACTAGGGGTTATGTTTGCCATGCTGGGCTTTAGTTTAAGGTCAGAAATGTTTGCTGGACATGAAGGTGAGTATAGTTTAAATAATTTAAATAAACGTTTAGGTGCAATAAGTCATCACAACATACTTCTTACCTCATATGAGGAACAGTTACAACATAAAAAAAAGTATGGAGCAAAGGATTTTATGCTTTTACAACGCACTATACGCCCTCATAGGGACATCATACACAATAAACTTGTAGAGGCGGGTCTATGGGAAAACAATAATTGTTCCTACATGCACAAAGGCATATTTTTACCAGATGAAGAAACAACGTTAAGAGAAATACCAAAGACCAGAGATTTTGAAAAAATGTGGTATCATAGACCTTACGCATTAGATTCTTGGGTAGTTTGTGTTAGTGAATCTCATGATTATAGTAACTTTCCTTGGTTATCTGAAAAATGGTATCAGGCGATGCTTAACAGTTTGCCTATGATATTTTTGGGACCTCAAAACTCTCTCGATTTATTTCGCGATTTTGGCTTCAAGACATTTGACAAATACTTCAATGAATGTTACGATAAACAATCTTCTTTTGAGGATAGAATGAATGAGGTTGTTACATTGTTGAGAGATATAGGAAGTATTGATAACAAATTGTCCTGGTATGAATCTATGAGAGATGTCGTAGAGCATAATTACAATCATACAATAGATTTTTGGACACCCTCGCCTAACAAATATTTAGACAACTTTGTAAAACTTTTTAATAACGCTCTTAGGAGTATAGGATAATGGAGTATAATATGCAGGATATTGTTGAAACTTTGAAAACTCAGGTTGTTGAGATTACATTTAACAAACTTGATGGCACAGAACGTGTTATGAATTGCACGTTGCAGGAAAATGTTGTCCCTGTAACAACAGGCAAATCACGTGCTACAGATAAGAACCTAGTTGTGTTTGATGTTGACAAACAGGGCTGGCGGACCATTGTGGCGGACCGAATCACAAAAGTAGTGGCTTGACTTTACGGACAAACTCCTATAATATATACAGTATTATAGAAGGAGTCCATTATGGCACGACAACCAGAAAAGTTTGAGCGGAAGAAAGTCCGCAAACGGCGCAAACCTATGTCGCCGGAACAAAAAGCGGCGGCAGTAGAACGCTTGGCTAAGGCTAGAGCAAAACGTGCCGCCGCAAATCCCCCTACATATAAGAATGTCCATCCAGATGTAGTTGCTATACCTGATGATGGTCATTTGTCACTTGCAAAAGTTCGTAAGTGGATTAAACACAACCGAGAGCTTCTCAAGGAAGAACGTTCTAGTTTACGAGCAGGAGTAAAAGGCGCTGAGGCTAAGGTCAAGAGTCTTGAAGGCTATGTTCGTAATATGGAAAAGTATTTGCGAGACGGTGATTGGTGTGATGACTTCTGGGGTGAAGAACAACAGAATAAAACAAAATGGCGTTGCATTGCAATGGCGTATGATAAAGACGGCAATCCTAAAAGAACACAAGGTGTTTACTATGAGGATCTCGGATATCGTTGGGGCTTTGAACCTGAGGAGGAAGAGGCATGATTGTAGTAGATTTTAATCAGACAGCCATTAGTAATCTGATGGCAGAGCTTCGTGGTCGCACAGATGTAGAAGTAAATGTGCCTTTATTGCGGCATATGATTATCAATGCTATCCGAGGCTATCGTAACAGGTTCCATGAAGAATATGGTGAGATTGTTATTGCATGTGACAACCGCCGTTATTGGAGACGTGATGTGTTTCCTCACTACAAAGCCTCACGCAAGAAAACACGAGAGTCCAGTGGTTATGATTGGTCTTCTATTTTCGATGCTTTACATCTGATACGCAATGAGCTGGATGAGTATTTTCCTTATCCTTTTATTGATGTTGATGGTGCGGAGGCTGACGATATTATAGGCACACTTGCAGAATATAGTCAGACACAGACAACGCCAGGTAAACTATTTGACGAGGCACAACCTTTTCTAATTATCTCTGGTGACCATGACTTTCAACAGTTACAAAAGTGGGAGAATGTAAAACAGTGGTCACCTATCAAGAAGGCGTTTGTTAAGATTAAGGAACCTGCACATGCAGTCCTTATGGAGCATATTATCACAGGTGATAAGGGCGATGGTGTTCCTAATATTCTTAGTCCAGGTGATACATTTGTAGAAGGCAAGCGTCAACGTCCTATCCGTAAGGCTGTGTTGGCTGAATGGAAGTTACAAAAGCCTGAGGAATGGGTGTCAAGCGATATGGCGGCACGTTATAATCGTAACAAACAATTGGTTGATTTGTCAATGACTCCGACCGAAATTAAAGAAGGCGTTATAGAGTCATATGAGAAACAACTAAATAAAGATAGAAGCCAACTTCTAAATTACTTTATAAAGTATCGTTTGAAAAACATGATGGACGTATTGGAGGACTTTTAATGTCAGATACTAATGATGTGTTCGGTGAATTTACACAAGAAAAAGCCGATAAATATTCCCGTGAAGAATATTCAGTTTATGAATGGGTAGGTAAACATCTTCACAAAAAAACATATACCCGCAAATATTTTCCTGGTTCCGTTAATGGATACACGGATTCCTTTGTCAGTGAGAAACTATAATGGCTAGAAAATTTAGACAAGTTAATGATGCTCTTGATTGGGTATTTGGTGTATCCAAGAAAGACGAGCAGATTGCACGTTTGAAAGAATGGGCATCGACAAACCAAACAGTCGTTCCGTTGGTGCGTATGGGTGTTGGTGCTGAAAAGCCTGATTGGGGTCTACCCGATGGCATGCCTGAAACAACTAAGTTGCAAGAGGACTTGCCTGAAGGTATGGGCGATACAACGATTCAACTTGAATGGCGTCGTATTAATACTTTCCTAGATCCAAACAATAATCTACGCAATTTGCCGCCATGGAAACAGGAAATGAATTGGATGCAGATCCTAGAAGGACTACATCCTACAGAGGCTAAGATTCTTACCGCAGTTAAAGATGGTGAGCTTTTGAAAATGTATCCTAAACTGGAGAAACTTCTAAAGGATCTTGGTATTACAGAATACAATAAGCCGCCTGAAAAGAAAACACGCAAGCCACGCAAAAAGAAAACAGCCTAGTCAGGACGATATGGATCGTAGTTACGACCCCATTGCCAACCCTCAGGTAGTGCGTCAGTTGCAGGAACTAGATGTTTTGTGCCGTTGGGCTCTACACACCAGCGCCTTGTAGGTCGATTGAGAGCAGACTCTTTAATTTTTTGTATTGACTCTGCTCTGTGTTTGCGTCCATACATTGGGTTGAACTCACCTCGCCTAGTGCCTGTCATTGTTTTGGACACTTTATCGCGGAAGTCCTGTGAACGTCCATTTTTTACAGCAGGGTGATTGTCACCTAGTTTTGCTTGTCGGATACGTTCTCGACCTTCAGGTGTATGCCATGCGGTTCGGTCACGACAACGGTCAACAATAGGAAGATTTTGTTTGTTTAATGGTATAACATATTCCCGGACTAATTCAACCTTAGACTTTTGGATAAGCATCTCCCGTGGCTTAGGCACATCCTGCAATGTATTTTCATCTACAATCCAGAACTCTTTAGGTGTTTTAAAAAGAAAAAATTTATTCGCTCGTGCCATTGATAAACTTGTTACGATATTCCGCAACGCCTACATGCCAAGGAACCCAGCGGTCATAATGTTTGCCGCCTTCTTTTATATACTTGCCTTTGCGTTTAGCTTCCTGTTTATCCAGTGCTGTTTGAAGAAGGGATCTTTCTCTACGCATCGCTTTACAGATATCTTTGCGAACATTTCTACGCTCGCCTTTAGAAGTATAGTTATTGCCTTTAGATCGTTTACCCTTTGCCATCATAATCTCCATATAAATAAAATAACAAATTCAAGGTATTTATAATGCACGGATTAATGTTTGGCGGCTGGCTTGAGATTACTAGAATTGGTGTTAAACCTCAGGTTGCAGTAAAGAGAACTGCCGGCGCCCACAGAATCGCTTCCTATCTTAGAGAACAAGGTTGGGATATTGAAGTCCTAGACTTTCTACCCGCTTGGACTGTTGAAGAATTAAAAGAATATTGCAAGATGCGTATAAGAAAAGATACGGTCTTTATAGGAATGAGTTCTGTTTTTTCTTTAATGTCTGCAGAAAGCCATATCATAGATTTTGTGGAATGGTTTAAGAAAAAATATCCTAACATCACAGTTATTGCTGGCAGTAAAATGCTAATAACTAATCATATGATACCAGCTGATTATCATGTGGCGGGTTATGGCGAACTTGCTCTGATAGAATTACTTAAAAAAATTACAGGAAAGCCAAGTAATATTGTTATAGAAAATTTTGAGATGATGGGTAAGCATTATAATTTTGTTAATGCTGATTCCTCACACCCGTCATATCCAATGGATGACTTACAGGTAAAATACGAAGCCAGAGATTATATTGAACCTCAGGAAAGTCTTACTCTTGAATTTACACGCGGCTGTAAATTTAAATGTAAGTTTTGTTATTTTAACGTTATAGGATATAAAGGTAGAACATGGCGGTGTATGAGTAATCTACATGATGAACTTTTAAGAAATTATGAATATTGGGGTACAACAGATTACACATGTGCCGACGAAACTGCCAATGCCGAATCATCTGTCTTACAAGATGCCGCTACCATCATCAATAAACTACCATTTGAAACTAATGTTAAAGGTTATATTAGAGCAGATCTACTTGCCTCCAGACCTCAAGATTGGGAACACCTGGCGGCGATGGGACTTTGGGGGCATTATTATGGTGTTGAATCCTTTAATCATGCATCTGCAAAAGTTGTGGGAAAGGGAATGAAACCTGAAAAGATACAACAGGGCATACTTGATGCACAGGATTATTTTCTTAAACAACTAGGAAAATATAAAGCTAGCATTAGCCTTATTATAGGACTTCCACATGAAACTGAGGAATCTTTTGACAGAGGAATAGACTGGGTATTTGATAATATGAAGTCTCCGTCTGTTAGTATCTTTCCACTAGCAATACATCATAAATTAGCAGATTCCAATCTAAGAAACACATATTCTGAATTTGAAGAAACTTGGGAAGAATCTGGTCTTTTTGAAGAAACAACACTTGAGGAAATGGGTGCAACAAAAGAAGGCTTGGGCGAAAATGTTTCTGAGAATGTGAGGAATGCAATTTGGGATAGAATACAAACTCCTATCAATACTCTTTGGTCACATGATACGATGAATGTATGGGATGCTTATAAGATATATGCCAGATATGAAGGGGATGCAAATTTTTTGTCAAAACAGTCTCCTAATATGTGGTTTCTTCACAAATATAGAAATGCTGGATATAGTTTTGAGGATTTACATAAAACGTTTGATGAACTTGGAGGTGTTACGTTGGGAATGAAGGAAGCCGAAGAAAGAGTTCAAAGATATAAAGAAAAAAAGTTGCAATAAGACTAAAATAGTGCTTGACATTAGGACCAAAATACGCCATTATAAGTTATAGTTAGATAGTTAGGAGTTTGATATGACTGAGCAATTCAAATCTTTTATGAATTCCCTCTGGAACTGCACTGATGTTGTAGTCCCAGGTATGGGTACCATTGTTAGCACACGGGCCAAGTATGGCACTGATATTCAAGCAACCTGTTATGATGGTGAGGAATACTCCCTGATTGACGGGACGGAGCTGTTTGAGCAGTTTCCAAATTTATTTGAAAAAAGTTGAAAAAAGGGGTTGACATTAGGACCAAAATATGCCATTATAAGTTATAGTTAGATAGTTAGGAGTTAGTTATGACAATGTTTCAAGCAGATATTACAGTAGATTATGCTGATGGTTCCCGTGGAGGAAAAGTAATTTATGCCTCTTCTCGAGAACAAGTTATGGACGATGCGTTTTATTTCGTATCTCAACAAGTTGTCGAAGGTCGTGAGACTGACAATAAAGTTGTCGAATATAAAGTTAAATCGAAAGTATCTAAAAATGTCTAACAAAAGTCATGCCAAACTAGTGGACGAGATCCAGGAACTAGTTTGCGATAACTACAATATTGAATGGCAAGAAGTTGCCAAGGTTCTTCGGGTGAAGTACAGCGGTCCATTGGCAGATTATGCGTCTGCTCTCGGACATAAATTTTGGGTAGAAATACAAAATGACCTAATGATGCTCGAGGAATCTTATGACGGAACTTATTAAGTATCTCATAATTGTTTTTATGATAATAATTGCCATATCGGTATTGCCAATGTTTGCCGCAATGTATGACAATTCATATACTTACGAAACAGTAGGTAAAACAGAGAATCCGCAGTCAGTAGGAATTCATACCATACACAAAGAAAAGGATAGAAAGTGCATAGGCGCATGTCAGGTGATTATGACAGGTGTTGCTCTGGAAGCATTGGGTGTGAATGTGTCAGGCACGGTTCGCAGTATAGGTAAAAAAGTGCTTGACATCATCCTATAAAGAGTGCATAATAAGGTATAGTTAGATGAAAGGAACTATTTTATGGCATATATTGGAGCACAAGAAGTTAAGGTAATTCGTCAGAATCTTAAGCAGACGTTTCCTAATTGTAAGTTCTCAGTTCGCAAGTCTTCAGGGGGTCACTCTGTAGATATTGCATTGTTGAAAGGTCCTGAGTTTGAGGTAGTTACTACTCGGATTCATGGTGAGGAACGTGAAGTGAACCTGAATGAAGGTCATACACCTATTAATCATCACCATACAAAACGTTTCTATGGTGAGAAAAATGCAGAGTTCTTTGATAAAGTTACTAGCATTGCAAAGGGTGACCGTTGGTATGACCGGTCAGATATTATGACTGATTATTTCGATACCGCCTACTATATTTCAATCAGCGTTGGTCGGTGGGACAAGGATTATGAAGTTGCTTAAAAATAAAATAATATTAACAGATATTGATGGCGTTGTTCTAGACTGGGAAGAAGGATTCCTGGTCTGGATGCAACACATGGGACATGATTTGGTTGACGGCTACGAATACCTATATGGTGTGGATAAGCGGTTTGGATTGGCTAAGGAAGTTACAGACCAATTGGTTCGTCAGTTTAACGCATCAGCGGCTATAGGCTTTTTACCGCCCTTACGTGATGCACAATATTATATCAAGATGCTACATGAGAAGCATAAATACAAGTTTGTAGCTGTCACTAGCCTGTCATTAGATCCGTATGCACAAAAACTACGGAAACGTAATCTAGGTAAGTTGTTTGGTAAGAACACGTTTGAGGACGTTATTTGCTTAGACACTGGCGCAGACAAGGATGAGGTTCTTATAGAACTATCAGAGAAATACCAAGGTTGTTACTGGATTGAGGATAAAATTGTAAATGCTCAGTTAGGTGCGGCTGTTGGTTACGATGCTCTATTGATGGAGCATGGTCACAATATGAAAGCCAAGGGTGATTTTCGTATTGTAAAAAATTGGGAAGGAATTTATAACTTGGTAACGAACGGAGATAAATAATGTTAACATCAGCAGAAGCAATGTCGCAGGTTATGACAGATGACTTCGTTGTCTTTTGTCGTCAGATGTGGCAGGAATGTCTTAGTGAACGCCGCCGCCATGGTGAGGAAGAAGTCACCTGGCTGGAATACTTTGAAAACAACCACGATTGGCTGGTTGAAAAATACTGGAGTCAAGAATGACAAGTTTTGAACACACTATCCTGGCAATGATTTGTATTGGTGTGGCTTATTTTATAGGCTATCGTATGGGTGAACGTGCCGGGGCAATCGAAGGCATCGGGGCTATGATTGTATGGGTGAAAGAAAAAGTAGGCGTTGTGCAATGGAATGCTTGGCAGTTTGAGGAAGAAGTCAGACAGCAAGCCGAGAAAGATGCCAACAATTCATAGGATTCTCGCTACGGTCCTTATCCTTTCTACCGTAGCTTGTACTGTCCCGGAACAGTACACGGGGGAGCAGGTGAAAACCGCTCCCCCGGAGACGTCTTTGGATGTGCAGTGGAATAATTGGCAATTGGAATAATATGGAAGATATTTTAGAAAGTATAATTGATATAGGTAGTGGGTTTATTCTTGCTATTCTAATACAAATTTTAGTGTTTCCTTTATTTGGATTTACACCTTCAATCGCGGAGAATATTCAAATAGCATTGATATTTACAGTGGTATCAATGATAAGGTCAGCACTCTGGAGAAGATATTTTAGGAGAAGAAAATCGTGACAGTAATACCATCAAATAAATTAGAACGTTACGAGATGTGGGCGGACATGATTCGCAGTGACCAAATGTCACACGAGCAAGTCCATCAGTTTCTATCTAAGCACAGTGATTTTGCCGCTTGGTATCTAAGCGAGAAGGTTCAGGATGCAGTGAGCGATGAAGCCTGAATTTAGTTATGCTGATTTCCAGGCTCTTGAGCCTACAGTTTATGATTACTATGGTTATGATAGCGAAGAATTATATCTCAGCAATCTCGAAAATAGACCAGAGGATATAACACGCAATGGTTGGGACTTGTTGCCCAATGGTGAATATACTTGGACAGCAGGTGTAGAACGTCCTCTCGATACAGTTATATTGAACTATCGCATCAACAGTCATGGCTTTCGAGGTGACGAAATGCCTGACACAGAACGTCCCCGTAGTATCATAACACTCGGTGGTGATGTTACGTTTGGTATCGGTATGCCTGAGAATCAAATTTGGCCTGTCCTAGCAGGCACATCATTTGGTTGGCGTTGTTACAATTTTGCACAGCCAGGCGGTAGTTTAGATCAGATGTATAGACTTCTGCTTGCGTGGTTGCCTAAGTTGAAGTCGCAGTATGTATTCTGCTTAGAACCAGAACCTGCCTATGAGGTCATTACAAACAGTGTTGTCCTGCGTAAATGCACTTCACATGCGCCCAGGATGCCATACCGATATGAGACAATAGAAGAATGGTCATTATATTTGGACAAAACAAAGCGAGCGATGCAGTCAGTTTGTGACCAGTTTGGTGCGAAGTTTGTGTTTATACATAAGGATATTCTAGACTCACCATCCTTTCACGAACACTTTGACGCAGACTTAGGTAGAGATTTAGAACATCCTGGTCGTACATGGCATGCCTACATTACCTATCATATGCTACAACAGGCTGGTTTTGAATGGAGCGATATAGATGAATACCATAAGTAGAGTGTGCGACTTTCACACAAGGACTTTAGATTATTATAGCACTGATACAGAAGAAAACGCTAATCCTGATTGTAAGGATATAATCACCTATACTCTGTGGAGAGACAATGGCTATGAACTTAGAACTAGACACCATCCTAATGAACTAGACAAAGACAGTAATATAGCACTTGGTTGCAGTTGCACATTGGGTGTAGGCGTTGCAGAACAACACGTTTGGCCCGCAGTATTAGAAGAACTTACAGGCAGAAAGACGTATAATTTTGGTGTCTCGGGCGGCAGTCTCGATACCTGTTTTCGTGTATTGAATCGCTATCTACCCATCACGCAGAGTAAATATGTCTATATGCAATGCCCTTCAGCCTATCGCAGAGATGTAGGCGGATATCTATTCTCACATTGGAACGTAGAAAAGATAAATCATTATGTGCCATCAGACGAGTTTGATACGGATTGGCTGTTCACAGAGGATGAATTAAGAGTCAGCAAAAGAAAGAATCTATATGCCATGCAGGCTCTATGCGATAGATATGGTGCAGAGCTAAGAATATTCCGCAGTGATGATAAGTATGAGAGCACCAAACATTGGCGCAAAATTCATAAAGAACAGATAGCAAGAGACAATCAACACCCAGGTGTTAAATGGCACAATGAAATGGCTTTGTTTTTAGAAGATATACCAGCATCTCGAGAACGTGTCTATACATATGCAGATCTCAATCCTTAATTATATAGGGCTCCATCGCAGTTACAGCATTCTCCCAGTTACTCTCAAATACAGAAAATTGCAGTATATAGCGAGGAGATTTGGGTGCGGGAACGTCATGCGGCACACAGGCATTTAATAAAACAGGTTCTCCGGGTGTATAATGATGCTCAAAGAAACATACATCACCATCATAGAAGCGAATAGGAGCATCGCCAGTAGTGATTGCTACGTTTATTACAGCAGATCTTTCGGATTGTCCACTATCAATATGCCGTCCGATACCACAATCCTCAGTCCTAGCCATAAAGGCACCCCCTGGCACGGAGATTAATTCCTTAGGCACATTTAACTTTCCTATATTTTCCTCATGCCATTCAACGAAAGGCGTAACGGTTTGGTTAAGAACAGTATATTCACCATCCAACATTTTCTCTATATCGGGTAATCTTTCTATTATTTTATTCATATTCAGATCTAACCGAACATTTCTAAACACATCAGATTTATTCATACGAAGTCTCACGAAGTTGGTGGTAAAGCTCTAGAGGCAAGACCTCACATCTGGACATCATTTTCTCATAGTATTCTATCTCTCGGTTAAACACTTTCTCCCCTGTAGGAATATACCATCTTATGAGATGCAGAGCTTGGTCATCATAGTCCATACATTCAGAACCAGTAGAAACTCCATACTTTTGAGGGAAATAGTCAGACAATTTGCTGAAAGGTATAATATAAGGAAATTTTTGCAAGCCCTCACATCTCACATAAAAGTCATATATCCACGGTCTTGTGTGTTTTTCCATAAAAGAGTGTTTGTTCCCCTGTTGTTTATGTGCCGCTTTATAGGCAGACCACAGCCTAGATACAGGATGTCGCAGTATAGCAATAGAGTGTTCCGTGGTGAGAGTCGCATCATCAGTAATGTCCCAGCCATTATCAGCAGGTATATAGCCAATATGTTTAGCAACAGTAGAGATACGATTTGTAATGAGCGTGTTCTCGAGCGTAGTAGAACCAGCTCGTGGTGCAGTTATTATAGAGTATTTGTTATCGGGTGAGATGTAGATATACATTGTAAAACATTCTATACTTGAACATCTTATATTTATATGAGCAGATTTAGGGCAGATCTTAGTTGGCGCCTCCTCCGCTCTGTCTTGTCAAGCATTGTTTATTCTTTTCGGTTTTCTTAAGAAAGTGCTTGACATTTGGTCCGTTATATGCCATTATAAGATATAGTTAGAAGGAGTTAGTTAGATGTTAATTACAGTTTTTGCAGAGAATGGTGGATTAGTTCTTTATGGTGATAATGGTCAGTTGGCCAGCAACATTCAGACCGCTAAGACGTTGAACTACTACTTACAGAAGTTTAATATTGATCCTGATTTTGATGATATCTTCTTCTCTTCTACAATGGACTTTGCCGCAGAAGAAGGTTTTGAGACCAACGCTTGTGCCAAGATTCTCTTTGAAGAAGGTGTTAAGCAGTGGCAGCTTTCTTCGGTAGGTTCTAATTAATAATGTGTGGATGGTATTACGATATGGAAAAAAGTATATTTGTAGAAGTCTTTAATGATGCTATACAGAATCTCGAGAATATCAACAGTAATGGTGGTATCATGTGGGATTATGTAGAGGCAGATATGTGTCTAGACAAGCGTTTGAAAGAATAT